ATTAGGAGAGTCTAAAGAAACGGCTTGTTTAATAAAATCAAGGTGCTTTAATTGTTTAATACCTTTGGCTGCTATATTTCCTACCACAGGAATCAAGCCTACTCCTAAAGCTGCAGTATCTATTAAGCCGCCTTTAATATCCCCTTTCGAAAAACTTTGTACTGCATCTTTAGCCAATAAAGCATCGCCAATAGGAGTCATTTCAAGAGCAGTCATTCCTACTTTTTTAGGATTATTCCACATCCATTTAAAAGCATCAGGAATAGTGGTATCTTCGTTAGTGCTTTTATCAAAGCTAGTTTGAGCCATTAACCTGTTCTCTAAGTTTTGTTAATCTTCTTAATGAAGCTATATTACCTTGTAGTCTATAAACTAATACGTCATGATCTGCTTGTTCTAGACTTCTTTGGTACATTTGTATTTGTGTTTCTAATTCTTCTAAAAAAGAATCATATATCTTTTTATTGTTGACCAACTGCTTGAGCGACATTACCTGTAAATCCTTGTTCTTCTGGCAATGGTGCTGTACCAGTTCCTATCTGACCGCCACCACCGCCTGTTGTATCTTGTACCTGTACTCCTGCAGGAGGTCTAGGCTGTTTCTGCTGTTGTTGTGGTGATGTAGGAGGTTGTACCCCTTCCATAGGCACTTCAGGTTGTGTCTGAGGATTCATAGCTTTTAATAGCTCTGCTTGTACGGCAGCGTCAGCTAAAGAGTTTGTAAGTTTATCAGGATCGAGATCCATAGACTTTGCTATCTCACGAACAATATAATCCATCTTAGCAAATGGAGCTAGTACTGGATTGCTTACAACTCCTAAGAACTGCATTAACCTTTGACTTCTTACTTCGTTAGCCATTAAGCTTTCAGTTCCTTGTGCTTTAACTTCTAAGTCTCCTCGTATCTCAGGATTAAAATCAAACTGCATATTAAAACTAAAGAAAGCTTTACCTATAGGAGCAAGCAAATAATCATCTATGTTTTTAACAACATTTCTGATAGAACCATTAGCGGCTGACATAAGCATAGATATACCTGATGCAGTTCTGCCTACACCTTGCACACCTGTCTGCCCATGAGCAAAACTAGGAAAGCCTGTACTCTCGTCTGCAAGCACTCTAGCCTTATCAAATAGCTGCATATTCTCTCCTGCAACATTAGGAAACTTTGTACCGAACAATGCTTGTCCTGGTGCGCCACCCTGTCTCCTAAACACTTTTCCTGGATATACTGCTAGGTCTTGTCCTGGAACTAGATTAGTTTCATCTACCTCAATAATCAGATTTCCACTTAAAGCTGCGTTGTCAATAGCCATACGCATAAACCCATTCATTAGCGTCTGGGTATCGTCCATATTTTCTGCTATACCTACACCAAAGAAACTATACGGATTAAGTTCATAAGGCACAGCGTAGTAAGGAATACGAACAGGTTTAAATGGGTTCATAACCATACGAATAACTTGATCGTTGCACACCCATATATTTACAGATACCTGCTCTAGATCCTTCATCTCAGAAGGAATATCTATATCGTGATCTTTAAGTACCTCAGTATCTACAAATCCCCAAAATTCAAAGACTTCATAACGATTGATAGTAGAATGCGTTTCATTATCAATCATTGCTTCTTCCCAGTATTTTCTATCGTAGGATTCACCTAATTCGATAGCATTATCTAGTGCATTACTGCGGAAGAAAGGTCTGCTTTTAAGATTGCGTAGTTCTGATCTAGACATTTTATGACGCTCAATAACGTACTGAGCTTCGTCCATGTTTTTAGCATCAGGATCAGGATACATATTCCAGATAGATACATTACTTGTTTTAGGAACAGTTTTTATAAGAGGCTCATATACTCCTTCTTCGTTCCAGTTAGGATACTCTTTATCTACTGCAAACGGACCTTTCATGATACCTGTACCAAATAGAGCCATTTCAAAGGCAGCATGACGTAATTGTTTATTAGCACCAGACTCATCTAGCTGATCTATTATTTTCTTTTCCATCTTCTTAGCTGCTACCATAGCAGGATGGAATGTAATCTGTGTCTGTGTTGTTCCTTTACCTTCGACTAACTTATCTGCAACAGGCATTAGATAGTCTTTTAAATAACTTAATCGTCCATCTAAATCATCTTGAGTTACACCTTCTATTTCAGTAGGCTTACCGTCTTCTCCTATAAGATAAGGTTTGCTAGGTGTAGTCTGTTTATTAGTGCTAGGATCAACTTGTGGATTAACATCAAAGTAAGCTGCTTCTGCTACTCCGTCAGGTAATACAGTAGGATCTATAGAAAGGGGAAATTTAGTGCTGCCAAATAATACGTCAACTATCTGTCCGTAAGCAGCCAGTGTTTTAGTTTTTGTAACTTTAATAAATACACGAGATTTTTCTGTTTCTGTAAACTGTACATCAGGTCCATACAAACCTCTGTAGTTTCTGTATGCTTTCAGCCATCGTTCTTCATCAGACTGTCGAGCATCTTCTGCTTTATGAAACTTTTCTTTAACGAAACTTATTACGTGTCCAACAGCAGGGTCTGCATTTGCTTTTGCAGATACATCATCTATTGCACTTACTTCGTCTGTTTCAAATTGTGTATCGTCATCTATTGCCATATTTAATATCCAAAATTAGGGTCTGCAGGTTGAAAAGATGCTACAGCGTTAAGTGGGTCATAATCCCAGAGACTTGATCTAGGTCTTGTCATTATACCATATCTCAATGCGTCATACAAGTGGTCTTCTGCTTTTGTATCGACATCTTCTGGATTCTTTTTATCCAGAGGTATAGAAGGTAATTGCGATATAATATTCCTACACGTATTAAAGAACACTAGTCTTGGTTCTTCGGTAAACTCGTCAACTTGTAATCGTCTATGGAGTTCATTCTTTCCTGCGACTCTTGAGCCTTTGCTGCGATCTGACGGTCTAAAGCGACAACCTCGTTGTACCATCTGTTCTGCCAGAGATGGACCAGTATCCCCACGTTTGTGCCAAAGGCTACTGTCCAACACCCCATAAGAAATAGTTCCATCATCTTCTTCAGCTTCTAGTATCATATCAGCTAAATCCGTAGCTAATACTTTCTGTGTATATAGTTCCCTGTATACTATTAGCTGTTCACTAGGACTTATTGCAATCCAAACAACACCACTATAACTTCCGTATCCATAATCACAAGCTCTAAACTTTTTCCAAGTCTTAGGTATATCAAATGGTTCAATAACATGTATGTCTGTATTCCATTCAGGAAAAGCAGCACCCTCTGCTACATCCCAATTACCTTCAAGCAACTGCTTACGCTGATGTTCAGGTAACGATAAAAGCATCGTTTCGTAATCACCAGATTCCGCAAGATAAGGATTATCAAATAATCTTGCAGGAATAAACTTACGTCTAAATAACGGTTCACCTTCTTTGGTATGTCCGTTAGGATAACGTAGAACCTGCCCATTATCAATATCTGTAGCCCAAAACGATTGATTAGCAGGAGCAGGATCTATGAACATTTTCTTAACCCACTGATGTCCTGCACCTCCAGGATTTGTAGTAGCCCTCATAGCAATCGGAAGGTCAGAAGCAGGTGTACGTAGTCTCGATCTTAGGTAGTTCCACGCAAACGGAGTAGCCCATTGTGTAAGTTCGTCAAAGCCTATCCAACTAAAAGCTAAACCTTGATAGCGTAAAACATCTTCATCTCTATCTAGGTATGAAAACCAGAGCCTACCACCTTGCGGTGATACCCATTGCATCTTTCTTTCAGACCATTTAATGTTTGGTATCGCTTTAGGATATAGTTCCTGAGATTTCCAAACAAGTTCTCTTAATTCCTCTGTTGTATGTCGTATAAGTAGACCAGAAAACTGAGGATGAGTAATATACCTAAGAGGGTCTGCCAACATTGCATAAGATTTTCCTCCACCTGCAGAGCCTCCGTAGAGGACTTCTCTTTCTGACGCTGCAAGAAAATCTGTTTGAGGACCATCATTAGGTCTAAATATTACCTTTCTATCTTGAGTAGGATCTTGAAGTTCACTAACAGTTTCCGTATTGTTTTGAGTCTCAACAACACTAGGAGATGATAGCTGCTCCGACTCTTTCTTTTTCAATCTTCTCGGCTGCTTCAATCGCTTTTTTGAGCCGTTCAGCCCAAGTACGCTTGATTGCAACTTTTCTCTTACGCTGCTGCTCATTCTGTATCCTTTTACGCAAACCTACATGAGAGATAGGTCTGTCTGTTGTTTTAGCTAACCAGTTCGCAACTTCTCTATAACTATATTGTTTAAGATGTAGTTTTGCTTGCTCTAGTGCTTCTAACTCCTCAGATATAGGCAACAGTATATTATCATCTTCTGGATCTACTTTATAACCAAATGGTGTCGTTCTAGAGATACGAGGTATAGGAAGCCAAGCCTTACTCTCTTTTAGTTCTTCTCTTTCAGGCTTGGGTAGATTCCAGTATCCTAAACTTTCTGCTGTAGTCATTATAAATACTCTACTACAAAATAAGCAGACCAAATAACAAACAAAGCCATTAGTGCCGTTTTAGTTTTTTCTTTGTTCCAACTCATTTGTGTTTCTTATATGGGCCTTTTACTTTAGGCTGTCTTCTTCTGTTAGTTGATGCAGGAATAGCACGTAGATTAGCTCTCTTATTATTTTTAGCATTCATATCTCTATGATCTACGTCTTTGCCATCACCCTTTTTTACAAGACCTGCTCTTGTTAGCATCCTACGAGCCTTATTACGCATGGCTCTTTTCTTCTTTCGTTCAGGTGTATCATAGTTATTATACTCAAAACTATAATTTCTACCTGTTTTTCGACTAACTGGCATCGGATTCATCTTTTTTAGGAGGCAAGATAAAGATACCATTAGGAGCAGCGACTTCAATCTTATCTGTTTTAATAAACCCTGTCCTATCTAATAGATCCTTTGCTGCTGACATCTTATCTCTAACACCTAGCTCTGTAGGATCATCTAAAGCATTAGCCATAGAGAAAGCAGCCCTTGGAGCTACACGAGCAAGATAGTTTTTTGTTGCTTCCTGTATTTCATCTTTAAGTGCATTAACCAAGGATGTTGTAGAACTTCCTTCTGCGTACCCTGCTAATGATTTAGCTTTAGCTACATTGCCTTGCGCTTCATCGAATAAGACGCTCAAGAATGCCTGTTGTTTTTCTGTTAGTTGTTTCATGTTTTTCCTGTTTTAAATCTACCCAGTGAGTGTCTTCATAAAAATGTTCACAATAAGGACACGTTATCCGACCCTCTTTAACGACAGTCGAATGCCTACAAATAGAGCAGACAGAGCTTTCCAAAAAACTGACTTGTTAAAGACAGTCCTTTTACTCATTACAGTTGCATTGTTCGCAACATTTGCGATTAAGTATTGCACAATATATGCGTTTTAAATATCTTCTCATTATATCACTCTCCCCTTGTGAAAAACTTTAAGACTTGCCTCTACCTTTTTTAACCATGCCGCCTTTATTTTTGTATTGCACTTTAGTGCCTTTACTTTTAGCTGCACTCTTAGCCATAGCCATCCCTTTTGGTGAATACGGATAATGTTTTTTTCCTACTTTAGGCATTTTTTTTTCTCCTTTTATTAGTTTTTACCCATTGCTGCAATAGTTCTAGTGAAAGCAGTAGTATCTAATTTAGAATGCTTCTTACGAGCAAATGTATTTGCCCACTCTCTAAGAGATTTACCAGACTTCTTTAGATCCTCTGCTGTTACAGCTAATTTCTTAACTCCACTTTTATCGTAAAAATATTTACTGCCTCTATTTTTAGCTGCAGCGATACTTCTAGGTACATTAAAATCTGTTTTACCAATCTCTATTTTATTTGGAGAAGAATCGGTTATTTTAAATACTTTAGGCACATTACCTTTAGCAGCTACTGCTTTAGGATTTATTCGTAATGCAGATTTTGGTCTTACCTGAAGCCTCTTCTTACCTTTTGATGGAGGCATTGAATCTCCGTCTTTAATTATAGTAGGAGATTTATCTTTTTTTCCTGCAGCATATAAAATAGCTCCTGCTCCTAATCCTCCTGCTATTACAGCTTTTGTTTTTGGACCTACTTTAAAACCTGCACCGCCTCCTGATTTAATATTAGAAGAACCGCTTGACTTAGGAGCTTTTGTATTTACTTTTGGTTCACCTTTAGTAGAGCCTCTTCTTGTACGACCTTGACCCTTTGGAGTTCCTCCAGATTTAGGTGCTTTTGTTTCACTGCCTTTTCTTGTACGACCTTGACCCTTTGGAGTTCCTCCAGACTTTAAAGTTCTACCTGCTACTCCCATACTTTTCATAAGTTCTAAAAGCTCGTCTTTAGGAGGATTTTTTCTTGTACGACCTTGACCCTTTGGAGTTCCTCCAGATAACTTAGGAGGTTTCACCGTTGGACTTTTTCCTTTAGCTCTAGATGATTTAGCTACATCTTTTGCTTTTACCATATTTTTAACTATTTCTCTTGTTAGAGAACCTGATGGCTTGCTCCACAAGCCTAGTT